TAGTGTCTGGATAACACACTACAGGTTTTCCATACAATCTTTCAGCTGATGCTTGAGTGGCTAGTACTGAAAAGAGTACAGCTAAAAATAAACGTTTCATCTGAGTCCTATCATCTCCTTTGTCATGATATAATCACGAACAATACCGGAACGAACAATGTCATCCCAGCCAAATTGTACGACAGAAAAGTTCTTCATTCTCTCAATAATATTAAGGAACTTCATTAAACCATCGCGCTCGCCTTCATATTTAAAATCCGATTGAAGGTAATCGCCCGCAAATATAATACGGCAGTTTTCACCAACTCGAGTCATGACTGAATCAAGTTCGTGGAAGTTTAAGTTCTGCATCTCGTCTACAATTATAATTGCTCGATCAAACGTTTTACCACGAATGAAAGATGTAGTCTCAAACTGTAACTGATGTGCTGTCACCAGTTTGTTATATCCTGCTTTGTCTTCAAATAACTCTTCACAAATAGACTTATAAGGAGATTCATATGCAGCAGTCTTTTCTTCTAATTTTCCTGGAAGATAACCAACTTCACGTACCGGCACAATTGAACGAAGCAACACAATTTTATCGTATGATGTTTCTTTAGTAAGTACTGCTTCTAAAGCTAGATACAATGCTATGAATGTTTTACCTGTACCAGCAGACCCCATGAGTACTAGGTTCTCACCTTCATCCCATAGTTTAAAAGTCTTTTCTTGATTGCCAGTAATAGGATCAAATTCGCAAAGATCTTCAAGTTTAGCACGTGATGCTGACATACCGATTCCTAATCGTTAATAGTATTTCCAGGGTATTTCTTTTTAAGTGCTTTTAAATGGCTACGAAAATCGGTATCTGTTCTACTCATAGTACTACCGGCCTGTGTGATAAAAGCATTTGGTTTCCAAACACGTTGAGTGTCTGGTAATTCATTGAGGATATTTTCTAGCTCTTCAAAGCTACAATTGACATCCCACTGTTTATTTGTTTTAAGATCTCGAAGAGTGTAAACGGGCATTGATGTCCTCTCTTAATTCTGCAATACGTTCGGTTAACACATGCACAGTCGTGTGTAAATGACCAGTGTCATGTGGTTGAATACGAGATTTAAGAAGAGCAATCTCTTCTTGTAAAATCATAATACGATCTATTAAGGCATTCACGCCGACATCTTTATACATAATTAAACCACTCCGGTGTTTCACGCTTCGTCCATACCATATTGAAGCGATGTTGTTTCGTTTGATAGAATGCTTGATAAGCTTTTACTGGATCGCCTAGAGCAATACATTCTGGATTTGATTTCATTGCAAGCTTGAAAGGAGTCTGAGGAACATCTGGAATATTGTATGGTGCTTTCTCTAATGCTTCTTTTAACTCACGATCTGTCTTATGAACTTTGCCATATCGATATGTATATTCTTGACAAAGTGCCCAGAAATGCAACCAATGCCATTTATAGTTTTCGATTGATTCTGTGGTCCATACTGTGCATGGATGTTTATGGTGTACTGCTTTGTAAAAAAGATCTTCACGACTATCATGAAGCTTGTAGTATTTGACCATACGCTTACCAGACTTAGATGGTCGTAATTCCATAGTACCATCAAGCATTCGATGCGCAGTAGACAACATTTGAGCAGATTCTACAATCATTTTTGGAACGTGCTTGTCGCATTGCCACATAGCAGAAACGATTGGAGAATTATCAAGTACAAATATATTCATAACAAAAAAACCTCTGTTCAATGATATAGTATATTATACCACAGAACAGAGGCAATGTAAACAATTAAATTACAGCTGCTAACCTTTCTTCTAGGAATGTCTTCTTTTCAAGAAGTTTTGTAACTCGATCAAGCTGACCCTTCTGTTTGAGTTTGTGGATATAATTATCCAGTTCAGAAATGTCGTTCATAAGTCTTTCGAGTTGAATTGCAGGCATTTATTGTTCTCCGGTTAAGGGTTATAACGCTAGTCTTGCAGCAATCCAGGAAATGCCTCCTCTACTACTGGTCGGCTAACGCCTTCTGGTTTCTCTTTGTTTATCATAGCAATAACGAGTTTAGCATCCATTGGATGAATACCCTCGATCAAACCGATGAAGATACTCTCGCGTTTCGCGGGATGCAGTCTATTGCTTTCGCGAAAACCTTTCACGAGGTATACAAAATTCCGATGCTCTTTGAGAAGATTAGTTGGTGCGTCTTCTTTGGCTGGTTTATATGGTGGTTCTCCACCTGGGAGATTCCACTCGACGGTAGAATCGAACGTGCCACGTAGAATATCTTTAAGAGCCCACGTTTCATTTTCTTTTAAGATTTGAATTTTCTGCTCTTTTGACCGAGCTTTTCTTACTTTATCAAGTACTTCATATACTAGCATATCACCACCATGATTTTATTTATATCTTTAAATGTTTAGAATGTATTTTGCATCCGATGAATTCATTATAGTATTTATCAGATAACAACACATCGTTCTCAAACTGAAGCTTTGCTTCAAAATAAGACATTTCACCTTTGGTTTTACAAAGGCGAAGAATTACTCTTTCGTATTCGTCTGGTCCATGTTCTTCGACGAGTCTTTGAAGTTCCACGTTGGATCCGTAGTATGTTCTCCAGTCAGATTCAACTTTTGTTTTAACTCGTCGAGATCGTTTGCTATTTTTAGGAAGAGTCTTTGGACGCCAGAAATTTTTCTTTCCAATATACTTTTTCCCAGTTCGCAATTCGGTAATTTCATATATGAACCCCTGATACTCTTCTGGTGTTTCATTGAATTCTTTATTGTTATAATACCACATACGAGTATATATTACTCGTCTTCGTCCTCACTATAATCAAGTTGTGAGTCTAAAAGTATGACTTCAGTATCATCACTACCGCAATAGACACAGAACTCCGGAATATCACTACCGGCCATTACAATGACTTCATCGTCGCATTCATGACAAGTAATTCGATATTCGTTCATTAGCTCCTCCTAGAAATCGATTTCACAAGCTCCACCAGCACAAGCTGCTGCACCGAGTGTATCTACATCGGTATATTTCTTTTCGGTCAAACCATGTTCCCAATCAATTGGTTTCAGGTTTGCTTGAATCTTATTCCACTTGTGCAAAAGATAAGCGTCTTTCAAGCAGTGCTCTGCTTTCTTCACATCGCTATTAAGATAGTTATCAGCAAAGTTTTTGAATCGACGATTCCAGTCAGCACGTGCTGAGTTATCGGCAGATTCAAGAGAGATATCAATACCATAACCTTGAGCGGTTGAACAAGCATCCCAAAGGTTATTATAGACTTTAAGAGCATCAACAACAAGACCAGAAGCAAAGACAGCGGCATCACCATATAGTTTTACCATTCTCTTTGAATCAATCACTGCAGTGTTTGGAGCCTGATTGTAATCTTTATCGCCACTCATTGAAAGGAATGAAATACCAGCAAAAGAATTACGATTCTTAAATACGTATTCTTCTACTTGATCCCAGTCATCAACAATAATTGTGTTTGATACGTTATGGCGAATACCTTTGTCTGCACAGAGTTCTTCGTTTGTACCAGCCACAACCCAGTGTTTCTGAGCCAGTTTGACTTTCTCAAGATGAGTAACACCAAGGAGTTCATCTTTGAGAATAGAACCCTTATGTGGAATAATTGGAAACGATACTACAACGTCTGTACCAGAAGCTGACCACACTGATTCTTCAACCATGTACGGATTTGAACGAATGATTGCCTGAGTAATCTCAGACTCTTTATTCATTTGAACGTTTCTGATATACATATCTGAGTGTTCAGCATGGATTCCAGAAGCGGTTTGCAGTAGGACTGAGGCATTGCCGCTAGGTTTAACGCAAGTAGTCCGAGCAGCAGGATTAATGCCGAGAATAGATGCGACTTCTTTGTTGACTTCTTTGACAATCTTGGCTCCTTTTTCTAGAACTTTTGGATTGAATAAAATATCGGGTTGATTCATCCATCCTGTAATAGAAACACCAAGAAGTGCCTCACGGTCAAAGATTTTTTTAGATGTTGGCGACAAGAATTTGAAATCTGTATAGCCAGCTTGAATAGTACCAAGGATGGCACCAGCACGACATGCTTTATAGAAATCTTCTTCTGTCTTACACATACCACCATTGATTTCAGTCAGGTTACAACCCTGCCAACCAGACTCTCCATCAATTTGTGGATACATACCAATTTCAACACAAGGATTAGTTGTATGTTCTTTTGATTCAACAAAGACAAATCCTGGTTCACCAAATGATTTAACTGATTCCATTAACTTAGCAAACTGTTCTTTATCAGCTTCATCACGTACAATTACAGCTGAGTTATTTGAACGACCACGCTGTGGATTATCAACAAACCAATTACCAGTCTTGGCTGTCATCATCTCTTCATCATCTGGTGAGAAAAGACAAATTGTAGCCGAACGACGAACACCACCAGAAAGAACAGCGTCAGCCGCATGCATAGTGATATCATATACGTTAATTGGTTTTAGACTTACTGGTTCTTTTGAATCCATGACAATAGATTGAAGCATATGTTCAACTTTGTCAAGAGAGCGACGAAGGCCTTCTGGTCCAGGAGCTTTAAATCCACCAGAGATCTTAGCACCCTTTGGTCGAATCTGAGACAGATCAAAGAATACACGCCGGCCTTCGAAGTCTGGATGTTTACCACCACCAACAAAGTATGATGACATTAGAACGTCAAGAGCAGAAGCCCAACCTTCAATTGAATCTTCTACGACATAGCCTTTTGCTTGTTTAGTACGATTGGCAATCTTTGGCAATTTAGCAATGTGATGTTTTTGTACAGAGAAACCAGCACCAGCTCCACAAAGGAGAATATAAAAGACTTCGCCAAAGAATTCTGGCCGATCGGCATAAGATGACGTACAGTTATACATACGCATCTGGTGTTTGAGTAGTTGTTCACCTCCAAACTGGAGAGATCGTTGTGCTGCAAGTACACGTTGCTCTTTATAAGCTTGTTTAGCTTCGTCTAAATATGGCTCTAGCTCATTATGTTTATCTTTATAATTTTCTGCATGCATGCCGATAACTCTATCGACAGCCTCGTCCCAAGACTCGTATCTATTTTCTTCATCTATGAAACGAGAGTAACCTTCGTAAAATTTCGTTTGAGACAAAAACCGTCTCGTGTCAACATGTGCTGTTGCCATTCGTACTCTCCTTTGATTTTTTTATATGGAATTATTATATATCATTTTGCTGATTTTGTAAACAACAAAATGTGAAACAATAGTACCGAGATCTTAAAAATACTTTTCAATCATTTCAAGGTGGTCATTATATTTTGCAATAATATCAACTTCTTGTTCAATTGCTTCAATAATATCTGAGTGCTCGCCAATACCTGCTGGATTGGCGAGATACACCTCTACGTTTGCTACGTGTTTATCAATATGTCCTTTAGCGTGAGACTTAAACGCTTCAATCAATTTTTCTCTCATAATTAATCCTTAATAATTTTAATTGCTCCGTAAGCGACCATAGCATAAGCTACCAAGTTAAGTGGTGCCATAAGCATGACTACACCTGCTGCTACGAGTGCAGCGCCTTCGTATGAATTACCCTGAGTAAATCTATTTTTTAACCAATTCATCTTCCAACTCCTTTATTCTATTTTCGAGTTCGTCTATTTTCTTTGTGAC